AGCTTCGGTCAATGGCCACCCATCGGGGGTTTCCCATTTGGTTCGCAGTTGTTCGAATTCGGCTCTACACAGTCCGTCTAGGGGTTTGCCCTCGATAGAGATTGAGGCGTCGCAATCCTGAGCGTTGAGCGCGAGCACTACGCCGCTCGTTTCAGTCAAGCGTTTGCGAAACCCTTCACGCACGTGCTCGATCGATGCGTACGCTACATGTTTGGGTACATCGGCCAAGAGCGTCAACGCGCCCGGGAGAGCACGCTTATCCTCATCTACGTGCACGTCCAAAGCGTTGGACCACATCTCAAGTTCGCTCCAACTATTGGGGAGCGGGACGTGGGCCGGCTTTAGGGCCCAACGGATTAGGTGCCAGTAATCCCTTAGACTGCGTTTGGTAATCGTCCCGCTGAGCGCAATGAAATACGTCTCCGGATGGTCAACCATATAGCGCATAACGCGTTTCGTGACGGCTGCTTTGGGCTGCTTAATTTTGTGTGCTTCATCTGCGATGATGATGTCCGGTTTGTACCGTTCGAGAAGTTCCGCCGCCTGAGACCTTCCCAACAATTCGTAGGATTCGATGCGGATGAAATTCGGAATCAACCAATGCTGTGCGAGTAGGCGTTGCTCGCGTCGCGTCTTCTCTTTGAGCTTGGCTGGTACCAAGAGCAAAGGGCGCATGCACTGCAAGACGTAAGCAGCTAAGAGGGTAATCAGGGTTTTGCCTGCGCCCACTCTCATGGGAGCGAACAATCCGCGACGCTCCCATAACTCTTGAAGCGCTTGTGCCTGAACAGGCCGGAAGGATTGCTGTCCTCCCGGCCGTTTCAGAGAAAGGGTCAAGGCATCGACGAACGCCTGAGAGATCTCAGGCGTGCGCCTTGGGAGTGACAGGATGCGCGTGAAGTCCCTGGTATGAGGGACAGTGTGGATCATCTAATTCCCTATATGCGGGACGCTACTCGTACAACTCGGGGTGTTCTTCCTCATGCACAGACATCAAATCTTCGACGTCCGCGTGCAAGATGGCCAGGAAGCTTTGTGCATCTTCAGGAGTGAGCGTTTCGATCACTTCCGAGATTCGATTCATGACGCGAGCCTTTGCGTCTTCTGCGTCTTCGTCGCTCATGACTTCCGCGGCCTTCCCGGTCCGCGCTTCGCGGGAGTCGACAAGAGCAAGCGAATCCCGTTGGCGATCAATTCGAGTCCGCTCGCGATCAACTCCCCGGGGTTTTCGTCATCAGGTGTAGGAGCGGCGTTCGCCGTCCCGTTGACCTGAGGGATCGGCGGCGGAGGCGGCGCGAGCGCCAATTGCTGAGCAGGAGGGGGCGGAGGGGGCGGCGCGGCTTGTTGGACGGGCGGCGGAGGGGGCGGAGCCGGGGGAGGGGGCGGCGGAGGTGCGGCTTGCGCCACGACGTCACGCCACTTACCTGGACTGCCGGGGCCGTCAGCGCCCGGGGTCGGGTCCCACCACAGCTTGCCCGTGGGGTCCAACTGTGCGCCAGGCGGAGGGTACGCGCCCGGCGCATGGTTCGGGGGGTTGACGGCCGGACCTTGGCCCCCTCCGGGGAGGGACGCCAAGAAAGCCTGTTGCATCGGATTCATGGTCATAGCTGCGAGCCTTTCTTCAGGGGTAATATTACAGTGCGTGATATACGGACACGGGCGATTGTACAGGTAACAAGCGGAGGGGTTGAAAGGGAGTTGTAGGACGTGCAAGCGCTTGGTTAGCGCTGAATTCATTTCATCGCATGCACTCTTGGCCCTTACAATTGTAGGGCGGATTTCGTCCACTGTAACGATTCGGTCTACCGCCTTAGCCTTGAATGGGGGATTGCGATGATAGTAGACCCAACGCAAACGTGCGGTTTCCCCTAGCCCCATAGCGTCCAGTGCGTAGATCGCTGCCTGAATATTGGTGACAAGTTCGTCAGGCGTCTTAGACCATTTGTCAATATCGGAAGTAGTCTTGTGGTCCAATACTTCACCGGGTAGATCAATATCTTTATACCCGTGAAACGGTCCGACGCGGAAATGCTTTTCGACTTGCATCCCTGGTGTCTTAGGCTGAGGTAGCAGGTGAAGTCCTGCCATAGCCGCGAGACCTGGTTTGCTCGTCAAGTCCAACGGTTGACCGGTCGTGAGGTACAATTCGATTTGCTTATGTAACGCTTTGCCGAATTCGAGAATATCGCTTGTCTCGTCCGGGAGCAGGGCAATCTTGCGCCAACCCCATCGGCGTGGACAAGTAATGTAGCTCTCAATGGCCGACGGGGAGTGTACGGTGTCGGGGCAACCACACTCTTTCAATTCAACTCCGCATTCTGTAGCGCCCCTAGCACAAGAGACAGGGTGCTTTCGATGTGCTCGCCTTCGACATGTAGAAGGCACTCACCGTCCGCGGCGTGAAGGTGTACCGACCAAACGTAACTCTGAAACGTGACGTATAGAGTGAGCGTCGGGTGTCGCGCCATGAATGATTGCAGAAAGGCGAAACTCACTTGCGGGCCCTGATAGCCTTAGCGATACCCCTAGCCGCTGTAGTGTCGGCCCAGTTGTTATCCGCTACTTGCGCGCACGCCTCGCGTTCTTCTGCAATCGCTTGCTCGATCATCTCATAGACCTCGAGCATGCCTCGCGTACCAGGCAGCACGTTCATGTGATTAACGATAGCTTGACCGAGACGAATGGTGCGTTCAGAGGTCATGACGCACCCTTCTTTTTCTTGGGTGCGTAACGCTTGGCGAGCTTGTACAGCCAATCAAACTCACTCAATGATTCGACACCTTCCCGGCCGCTCGCGAACGCGAATACCGCGTACGCCAACTTTTGTTCGTCGTTCTCGTGGGGTTCCTTGTCGCTTGCTGCCAGGACTTCCGCCATGGTCTCCAGGTAGCGCGACGACAGGCGAGCGTCTTTGACGATGACGGGCTCAGGCGTGGCAGGGGCGACGTGCTCCCGGCGAGGGGCGAGGGCAGGATCGGGCTTGTTGGACTTCGGGGCCGGGCCGACTACCACTTGACCATTGCTCATCCCTGAGACGGTCTCAGGAGCACTCTTGGGGGCGGAGGGGATAGACGCCGCTGCCTTGACGTTCGCTACCCCGTTGGACCCCGAGAGCGATCCTTGCTTCTCCTGCACATGGCTCAACGCTTTGAGTTGATCGTCAGGCTTCAATTTGCCCAATTCGTAACCGATCGTGACACTGAGCTCACCCGACTTGATACGATCCATGATCTCGGGCGTGACGCGCAGGAGGGATTTCCAGTTCCCGAGCGTCTGCTTCGAAATGGTGTGGCCCTGCCCGTCGGAGAATGAGCTTAGGATTTCGGACAATTCGAAACCTCGGCGTTCCAACATAATGGCCTTTTTGGCCTTGACCCAAATAGGATCATCTCGGCGCCATTCGTTGGCGATAATGACTGTGGATTGATCGCCGTCTTTGATCACGTAGGGGACCAATACACCTTTATCGTCACCCTTGGCGCGCAACTTGGCGTCGGCCTTGCGGGCCGCCTGTACTCGCTGGCGACCGTCGATTACGATATAACACCTGTCGCTTTTGCCGAACCGTCGGACTCGCACCATGACAGGGATTTTAACCCCATGGGTCATAATCGACTCAATGAGTCCCTCTCCCGGGCCGTCGAGTCGGTCCTCGTCCAACAAATCGTCCGCGTCCTTATTTCCTGCCGCGCCCGGAATGACGTCCAGCCCGACGATAAGGAGGTTTTCCGGGCGCTCAAATGAGCCGTTGAGCCGTTCTTCAGTCGCTGCCATGATTCACCTTGATATGTACGTAGCAAGGGATTTCCTCTTGCCCGTCGAATGGTACGTTGACAATTACTTTGATAATGATTGGGCCTAGGGGGATATCTAAGATGATCAAGTCATCCGGTTCGCCTTCCCTGTGGGCCCGTGATTTAGAGGTACGGGCGATTAGTTTGAGCTGGCTCAAATTACCCCTTCCCTAATCGCTGCGAAGTACACCGCCCGGGCGTAGCGCTTGACCACAGGGTGCGCGACCCGGGCCGCTCGACCCGGGGAGAGGGACGCCAAGCGTTGGGCCCTGCGGTAGGCGAGGGCCCAACGGGAGAGGAGAAGCGAGGTGGTCACTTCGCACCCCGGAGCGCCTTCGCATAGGCGCGGCCCTGTGCGGCGGAGAGGCAGGCGGCGTTGTAGGCCGTCCCCACCCACAACTCGATTCGCTCTGTCTCAGTACGGATCTTCCTCAAGTCCTCCCTCCGGATGACCCGGCGGGCGACGGCGCGATCGGCTTCGGTGATTTCGTTCGTCATACCCAATCACTCTAGCGAGCTTCGTGCCACAAGTCAAGTGCGCTTGGGGCCGCGAGAAAAAGCGTTAACGCTTGGACGGGGTATGACTTTGGAGTCGTGGGTCTAATTTGACACTCGGCGTAGTTTTGGAAATGATTGATGATTTGGGTTTGTCGGGATTTACGAGGCCTTGCAAGATTTGCGTAGGGGAGTATTTGCGCTCTTTACCCAAATCATCCTTGGCCCGGAGCACCGCCCGGGCGACCCTGCGCCAGTGATCTTTGAGCTCAGGTGCCATGTTGTCCCACGTTGTAGGTTTCCCACTACCGTACGGAGAGCCCAACTTTTCCACAGAAAAGCCTGTGTAGTACGCTTCAAAGGCCGCTCGGGCGAGGGTGTCGATCACGGTACACTCCAAATCGTACATTCGGGAATGATGTATTTACCGCCTTGCCAACCGTTGCGGCGAATCGCTCGAAAATCAGATACTAAATTAACCACAGGATTAAACTTTGGCTTCCTCCAACGTTTTGACCTTTTCCAGTAGTCTCCCATAATTCCCATCCGTTCTGTATAATCAGATCCTTCTACATATAGCATGTAATCTTCATATTTGACCGGAAGGATTTCTAAACCTTTTTCCCAATAATAGACCTTGCCAAAATATAATGCATGTAGATATTTCTCATATTGTTTAGGCGAAAAAAGTTTATCATATAGAGCATCTTTATGTGTGCTTAACCAAAAAACCGCCGTCCCATATACTGAATGATAATGATATGTACGGGCAGCTAATTCGTCCAATGGTAGACAAGATGCCTGTACCTCGATAGCTACCGGCCCTCCGATGTCGGCTAAAACATCCGGCCTACATCCGGTTAGAGTAGGCTCTAAATATGCTTGAATACCCCTATTCAGTAATGCTTCGTAAATTCCAATTTTGGTTAGCCTATGTTCTTCCGTTTCACCCTCCCCGTATTTACAAATATACGGGGGTACGTGGGCGAAATGGTGAATCTTGAAAGCTCCCTTTTTGACAATAACCAAACCTTTACATACCGGGCAAGTGAACGGGCCGTCTGAACGTTCTACATCGCAACCTCGACGCCGAGTACTGTTGGCTAATGCCATAAGCACTAGCTTACGTTCCTATCTACATAATACGTATCCTCGAATACTGGAGGTCCGTTTGCAAAGCGTTCCGCGAAATCATGATCCATCTTCTCGGCCCATGTTTGTAAACAGGACATGTTTACTTCGCGGTAACGTTTCATGCTGTTGCGTTTACTGCTAGGCCGAGATAGACCGCGCAAGGCTTCCGCTACTTCCTCAATTTTAGGGGGCCAACCATTATCCCCCATGATTAATTTCCACGCGTCTAGAATATCCCCGGCATTGACGTATAGATTATTTTTCTGAACAATCGCTTTGGAAGAAAATACCGGATTGCTTTGATACTTAGACAGGTAGGTAATGCACCATCGACAAATTAAGGAACGTACACCGGAGCATACGGTTAGCATTTCCAAAAGCTTCGTATCTGGTGCTTTGATTTGGAACCTACCTACGCGTTCGAATTGGTGATTTTTGTTGAGCCATAGGGCATGTGAGGCTAACTCGTCATTCTGTACGAACATAGCTACCCTGTCTTGACCTAACTTGTGTAAATACGTCCGGCCATCTTCGTGAATAGGTAGGTGAATAATACGTTCTGCAATTGCTGCCGAGTCATCTTGTGTAAGTGACTCGCTGATTTGCAGAATGCTTTCTGAATTTGCGGTAATGATTACGCGCACAGCACCCACTAAGGAGGATTCCAATTCCCTTTTTTTGGAAAGTACACGTTGACGGGTCCCAATCAATTCCCGTAACTCCCGAGTTTTGGGGCGACCTTGTGCACCTTCCGGGATCATTTCATCCGCTAGAATTAAGGGACATGATGCAAGGGATGCGTTGAAATTACCCAAGATTTGCAGAAGTGACGTGGGGGCGTATTCTGTCCAAAGACGCGCGCACGCATGAGCGAAAAGCGTTTTACCTGCGCCCGGGTGCCCTGTAATTAGAAGTGCCGAACATGTCTTATCAATTTCAGGGAGTAGAGCAAGCCAACGATTGGCCAATTCCGCTCTATCTTTGAATGCACAGATTAGCCATTCATTAACCGCATTGGAATAGTAAGGAGTCAGCACCCTTAACGGGCTAGATGCTTCTGTAAAGATGCCCGTAGTTACATCGTATGCGCTCTTTTGAGCGGTCATATCATAAATCATGTGTTTGGCACTAGTCCCGTGACTACGTACTAGACCAGTCAAAGGAATATATTTGCCGCTATTATCTAACAAAGGAATATCTGTAGCGGCTAAATGCTGATGTGCTGAATTACTGGCTTCCTCACTAAGGTAACCCCTAGAGTAGCCATTAGGGGTTAGGAAGTAATATTTGGACCCAACGTTAACAATCCACGGACCTTGACGTTGGATTTCTTCTAATTCATCTACAGTCCAGGGATCGTCGCGGCCGGGTTCTTCATTACGAAGGAAGTAATCTCGCACTTGCTTTCGCCGAAAGTCCGGGGTTTCTCCTTTTTTTTTAAAACAACGGTCCAGTTTCTCGAGAATATCGGGCGCATCAGAACCCATTAGCGCCGTGCTAGCGGCGAAATGTGAGGCTAGTGCTTCTGGATTGGCATTCGGAAACGTACCGGCCAACGCATCAGCCAGCGCATAGGCCATGTCATCGCGCTGACCCTCATCTGCGTAGGGTTCACCGTTAATTACAGAGGTTAGGGCAACCCCGAGGGTAGGATCCTTGCGGCGTTTCCAGCGTTGTGCGGTGTAACGCAGTGCTTCTTTGGTTACAGGCTGCCCACGGAGAATTGACGGATTTAGGAATTGCCCTTGATTGATGAATACTGGAAGGAATTTAGCGCCTGGGGCATGAGAAGGGCCGTAGAAATAGAACTGGACTCCGGCGCATTTCTCGTCAGCAGAGGAACCGAGCCAATTACATCCGGCGAGATATGTACGTTTGTGATCTGAAGGCTGGACGGGTCGGGAATACGGAAGGATAACCCGGATGCGAATGGTCTTAGGGGTATTGTCCTTTTTGCGTCCGTTGAAATGTCCGTAAGTAGTATAAATAATGTGAGCGTAAGGTTTGATTTCTTTAAAAATATGTGTGGCCTGTTCTTCGGTGATATCGTCGAAGTCTCCGACCCAAGCCCAAACCTGGCCTACGTTCTCAGCAACTTTGCGCCCCGGAGTTTGCTTTAACTCAATTGGAGCAAAACACCAATAACCCATTTTGTTGGCAAATTCTACATGTTGCCTGAATTGGTCGCACAATTGATCCCACGTCAATTCGACCGTGGTCCAATTCGTAGTGGTACGGTAATCGTTAGCGAATGTGAATTTCACGAATACCGTATAATCGGAATAGGATAGCTGCACGACGAAGCGTGGGCTCGCCTAGCCCTAGTTCCCATCGGTAGACCGTCGCCACGGTCACCCTAAGCGCGCTTGCGATGTCAGCCGGTGAGAGGCCGCTGGCGAGGCGCAAGGCTCGTAGCGAGGCGCCTAGCTCGGTTGGCGTGGCATCGGCGAGGCAGTCGGGAAGCACGTGCAGACGTTCGCACGTGACGTGTCGGCTTGTCAAGAATTTGTAGACGCTCCGCGGGCCCACTGAACATGACAGACGGCCCGGAATGACAATGACGGGGGGTTCTACTATAGAGGTACAAAAGTAGCCTCTGTTGTATTTATACTACATTTTTGTATTGTTTATCCTACCTAATGTCGTTCGCTGTCTATTTTTTTTAGAGTGGAGAGTTGTCATTAATAGGATAAAAATACGAAATGTTTCAGAAAAAGGCTTAGACTAGCTAGAAAAATGGCCAAATATCTGTCATAGCGGATTTTGATGTTTTATTTAACAAATACATGTACTTAGAGGGATGCGACTCATGTTGCAGTGCAATATCTTACCTTGTAGGTGTAAAAACTACCTATTTAATCTTCGGCGAGCAGATTTTAATCCAATAATTAACGCGGCCCGGCAATTGTCATCGTCCGGCGCGTTAACCTTCATTGCCTTACCTGAACAGTTTTGGACGGCCAGATCCAAATACCCCTTGCGCCAATGCCTTTTCGCTCTTACGCTCGACGCAAGGCGGGTAGTGCATCCTTCTGATTCATCGGTCTATCTCGGGAACCCTTGGGAGCGTCAAGCTTGGGACTCGGACGCTCCGTGGGCGATCTTCCAGGACTACTGTTTTGGGATGAACGCACCCCGCAAGATCGAACGCCTTGCGAAAATGCACCCAAACCACCAGCCCAGCCTATTGCGGGCGTGGGCCTACTCGGGCCGATGGGACGACAGGTGCGCCAAATGGGATGCGCACCTGAATACCTTACGCCGAGCTGCGATCGAAGACGAAATTGAGTCTATCGCCCGTCGTCATGGCCAGTTGGCTCGAAAGGTCCAAAAGGTCGCCGAACGTGAGCTCAACAAGTTGGCCGAGCAATCAGATGCCAACGAAGTAATGCGCCTCGAACCCCGGGATATCCTGCGCTATGTCCAAGTGGGGACGACAGTCGAACGTGCGGCCGCCGCTATTCCTGAGGTAGAAAAGACTAAGGAAGAATTCGACCTTAGCAAATTCTCGGTCGAAGAATTGAGGCTTTGGCGAGAATTGATGATCAAAGCCGTTGGCTAGGTTTCACGTGAAACGGCTGTAGAAAAACAGAAAGCCCCTGGCTCGGGAGTGCCAGGGGCTTTCGCCTACTCGGGAGATGTCGAACGACTAGATCGCTTCCTCCTGCTCGGTCATGACGTACCGGCCGGAGCCGTCCGGGTGCTTGCGGAAGTTGACGATCACCTGTCCGCCGTTGCCGTTGGAGATCTTGAAGGGGCCGGGGCGACCGGCTGCCTTGACGAGAGCTTCGATCGACGGGGCGGCATCCACCTCAAGGCCCTTGATGGCCTCTCGAGCGGCGTGGATCTGGGCCAACTTGCCCTCGACACCCTTTTTGGCGGAGTTGACGGCTGCGAGCTTTTCTGCGTTCATGGGGAGTTTCCTTTGCGGCGCCAATGGCGCGGGTTGATTCAGGTAATCTAGGACAATCGTTTAAGAGTTGCAAGTCAATTCTTCGGGTGCTACATCTTCTCTCAGTGAGGGAACGAAGATGTATACCACCCTTGTTTTTGGCGTTCAGCGGTACACGGTCCGGACCGAGCACGTCCCTGCGATCCTTCGCATGGCTCCGTGGCTCCGGACGCTTCCGGTTCCGGCCAACGATGTCCGGCTCGAGCCCATGTTCCGGGCTCGAGCCGCCTAGGTCAACGCGGCTTGCCACCACTTGACGGCGGTTTCGCCCATTTCAAGGGCGACGGTCAAGAGGGTAGCGCGCGTTTGCTGGTCGGCGTCTCGGGCGATGCGTTCTAGGACCGCTCGGGCGGCTTCGTAGTGCATCGCCCGGTACTCTAGAATTTCGCTGCGCCGGTCGCTCGGCGGGCCGCAGATCACACCCCCGGCACAATCTGGATCGTGACAACAATTCTTCATCGGCACACCCCTTGGCCGTCGCAGTGCCCAACCCCGGACGACCGGTCCACGTCCAGGCACTGTTCGCCCCGTGGCACCGGACGCACGGCGCACGCTCCCTCGGCGTAGGTGTAGCAGCGCGGATCGTTCTCGAGAGCGTCCGCGTCGCAATAGACGGCTTCGACGCACACGGGCCGGTCCAGAACGCACGCGCGCCAAGGCTCGGGGTCTTGCGCGATGGGTGCATCAGTGGAGCCTTCGTAGCCGGGCGCCGGGGAGACGACGCATCCGGCGAGGCAGAGCAGGAACAGGACGGGGAGTAGAGTTTTCACAACGCCCGAAGGCCCGGCCCTGGGTAGGGTGCGGGCCGTGGCGGCGGAGAGGCGGGTCAGTAGGAAGAGACTTGCTCGCGACCGATGTTGCTCGGGATGTTGGACCAGACGATCTTACCTTGACGCGACACGTTCACGACTTGCGCGCCGCGAGCGATATATTCTTGCGCGAACGACCACGCGAGTTCCCGATTTACGAGGACCGAACCCTTGCGGCCGCGCGCGAGGAGCAATTGGCCATTCTTGTTCGCCTCGACCATGAACCTGTCGTCCGCGTTCTTCATACCCCTATATTACGGCCCCTCTAATTCCTTTGCAACCCCCGAAATCACTTTTTTCGAAAATACTTCTCCGCCTCAAGTCTTGGACGCTCGGGCCGTTCACCTAAGCATGCGAGACGACACGACGACGCCCGGCCGAGATTCGGGATTCGCGAATCCCGAACGACTCTGACAGCGCCGCGGAGCTCATCTACCGGGCGATCCGGGAGCTCCCCCTCGCGATGGTGCTCCGTGCCCTACAGTAGGCGCTGGCAGTAGCTCAACGCCGTCCCGTGAGACCCGGCCACGTCGTCATCCCGCACGCTCACGAGGCGATTGTCGACGGCCTGTAAAGCCGAGAGGCTAGAGGACGTGCCCACCTCTGTTGAGGTCACGTTGACTTGCTGGATGACATCCCAATCCTGACCCTTGTTTCGGCCGATGGCCAGCAACCCAACAATTTGGGAGTCTGGGGTCGTGACCTGAGCGCTCGCGACCACGACACCGCCCAGAGCCGCCGTGGGGACTACAGCACGGCTCGTGTCGATCAAGTGTTCCGCTCGAGAGCGCGAGAACGCGAAACCTGTATTCGTGCTAGCCAACGTCCACACCGCGCCTGTGGGCGAAGTGTAGCAAATGGCGTTACCGCTAGACTGAATCAACAAATAATATAGTTGATCGCCCGGATTCCAAACGAGTCCGGCTGCGGGCTGTCCCGAGCCGGTCAAAACGACGTGGGTCCAGGTAACGGCGTCCGTGGAATACCAGACGTTGGCGTCTCCGCCGACGGGTGAAGGTGCTGCGATGACAATAGACGACGTTCCGTTAGTATCAATCAGCGGAGCAATAAACCCCGACAGAGTTACGCTTGACGAACCAGGGAGGCTCGGCGTAGCCAACGTCCCGGAGTTGCCGGAAGTACCGGCGGGAACGCGCGTGAACACGCCGACATGCGGTCCGGAGACCACGCCCGCGCCAACCCATCCACCAAGTGGAGCGAACCATCGCATGGCGTACGTCTTTTGCGCATTGGCCAACGTAAAATGTCCGTTCCAAACCCCGTCTAGCCCACGACGCGCGTACACTTGTCCGGCGCCTTGGGAGATCCAAGCGAACAAGCCATTACCGGGGCCGTAACAGATTTGGTACGTCTCACCCGCGCCGGTGTTCATGGGTGCGCCGTCGTCTGTCCAAAGCTCCCCATTGCTAGAACGCAAGACGCGAGGCTTGCTGTCGTCCGTTTGGTCTTGTCCGGCGATAAACAACTTATGGTTATCAGCTTCGTAACAGGCGCAATTATCCTGCAACAGATTAGCAAGATCGTGGCTAGCGCCCTGCGGAATAACAGGATCACTCCAATTACGCGCTTCGATGGTATCGTGATACGATACCCAGATCCCTTGCGCGTTCAAAATCCAATTCATTACCTGCGCGGGTAGACGCGTCGACGGCGCGAACCCTTGCGTGGTTAAGACGCTTCCAGGGTCTACCTTGGTCGGCGTGCTAGACCACGGGAACGCACCGGCCGAGTAGTTGGCGGTAGCGGCCCAAACAGGAACAGAACCTCCCGGCCTCATACGCTCATACTCGCTCGAATACCGCAGTTGGTATTATTGTTCAACATGGCCAGCTTGTCCCTTGCTCGGTAGATTCCGAAAGTCGGATATGCACCCGACGCGAATGATTGCGGATGCTGGATGATTTGCCATTCACGCAAAGAATTAGTACCAATCAATAGATGGTCGGTGATAATGCCGTCAGGATTATTCTGTCGGAACGTGGCGACCACAATATCCCCTAGGCCATTGACCGCGCCGCCTAGAGCCCCCGCGCTCTCGAATCCAGTAATTACCTGAGACCAAACTACGCCGTTAGGCGACACCCACAGTTTACCGTCAGCAATTGCGACGAAAACGAACGACTCGGGACACCACGAGAGTCCGGTCAGGTTCAACCATGGGACCTTCACGGAATAGAACGCGCTAGATACGCTTCCGGTGCGCCACAACTGGGTCGCGCTCGCGACGATGCGATCGCCCGGAGACGACGCGCCGAACATGTTTGCCGAAATGACTGCGCCGGGCAACGCCAAGACGTCCCATGTATCAGTGTCTACGTCTACGGACCAAGCCTTTAGAATGGTCCCGCCAGTGGAGAGACCGACAGCGATAAAACGATTGTCGTTCTGTGCCCAAAAGACATGTTGAATAATGCCGCCCGGAAACGCTGAACTAGCGGACCAAGCGCCAGCATTGGCGTTCAGATACGGGAACGAAGGCAGCAAGATGCCTGAGCCGCTCGTCAACCATGTTAGATAACGGCCGTCGTCGCTTACGCAATTCTGATAGTAGGCTGTAATATCTCCTCCGCTGTGGCGAAGCGGCAATCCTCCGCCGCCCGTCCCAACTTGCGCCCACGTGTTGCCACTATCGTACGAATAGGAGAGTTGACCGATTGAATGGTCTACATTGTGGATGCCTCCGAAGAACCAGATCTTGCGGATTGGATCATACGAAAAACAATCTACACCGAAGGCGAAGTTATTGACAGGGACCGTTTTGCTAGGTCCCCAATTCATTACTTCGTATGCGTCACGTACGATGGCCCAGTCACGAATGTATGCGCGGATAGCAAGGTTCGCCAACCCTGGGTCTTGGGTTCCTGGTGTGAATCCTACTCCAGGCCCCGGGTATGGTGTACTAGAAGAATGGTCCGCCCAATCCGGAAACTGTCCTAGGGGCCTAAACACCTTGCACCGAAACCATCAAGCCACCTACGTTAGAAAGTCCGTCATCCCAGCCCGGTCCGTCGGTCCAAGTGAAATCAGTTCCCGGGGCGTTGGTGCTGTACTCGAACAAGAGTTTAACGCCGCCTTGTTTGGCGCGGATGAGATTCTCGAGAAACGTCGTCGCGCTGAAAAGCACCTGTTGATCAATCTGTACGAGCAACGCGGCGTTACCTTCATCAGTCAACGTGAACGTATATCCGGATGGTAGACTCAGATTGCCGACGGTCTCTAGGTCGTTCGCCGTTCCGGTACTTCGGAGGATTGCAATCTCCGCGCGCAGTGCGATGCGGTAATCATCGTCTGACAATCCTCCGCGCGCCCGGTTCAAAATCTTGCCAATCAGATCAAGCTGTACACCAATACCGCTGTCAATATTGCGAGCGTAGATTACTTCCCAAATACCATCTTCGATGCGTTGAATTTGTCGGAGATATACCGAGATCCAAAGCTTGAACTGGACGGCGTTCTGATACTGAGAGATGAGCCGCGCGAGGCCTTGTTCGACGTGGTTGTCGATGCGCTCAATCAAAGCGTGTTCCACCAATCCAAATCTAGAACACGATTGACGTCCGCGTGGCCTTGGAACCCGGGTACTGAAGCCGTAGCGCTATACTGCCAGATGACCGGTGAAGGTAGATTCTTGCAAGCGAGCCAACGAGGACCCCAAGTCGCGACCCATAGGCGTGCTTCGCCCAATTGCGCTACCTCGAGAGGGAGACCATTCCAGAAACCCGGCATGGTGTAGACTAGAAAGTCTTTCGGCATGGCCTCAATGCATGCCGCGATTCGGTCCGCCACTACGGACAACAGTTGTCCGTCCGCTACTTCAATATCAAGCACCGGCGGCAATTCCCAATCGTGTCCGTCGATGGTCGACAGGAAATGATCCACTTGCTCCGCGCCGTCACGCGCGCGGAAGTAGTGATATGCGCCGCGCTTGAACCCTACACCTCCCGCGCCGTCGAAGTGCTGGACCATGCGTCCGCTAGTCCAAGTGACACCTTCCGTTGCTTTGATGAAGGCGAATGAACGTCCGGACGTCATGACTTGCGACCAGTCTACGTCCTGTCCGTTGACGTCAATGCCTTCCGGCAACGTTTCATGCGTCGGGACTACCTCGGGCGGCGCGGCGTCTGACTGGTAGAGAGTTACTCCTGGATGGTCATGTGGAATTGGATTGCTAGCAGTCGAGTCGTGGTGGACTTCGACCTTAGCAAGCACGTTCAGACTTCCGAACGTGTGTGCCTCGGTAGCTCCGACTTGCCAATGAAGGCTAGCGCCAACGGCCCAAGCCCATTTAGCCATTTCGGGCGTTACTTCGGAGTTTCGGAGTAGCCTCATGGTTTTACCTGCCTATTCCTCATGAGCCAATCACATGCGCGACGATTCCAATCCAACAAAAGAGACCAATCAATCGGGGTCGCGGAAATCAACATCTTGCCTTCAATAGCTAGAGATACTCCGCTACCTACTGTAGATCTTCCGTCGGCACTGGCTTGCTCGGCCATTGTTTCTAATTTGTCAATAATTGCAAGCGCAATCGTTTGGGCTTGACGTTGATCAGTCGTTTTAGGTCCGGGCGGAGGGGTCATGCAATGGGAAAGGTAGCATCCCCTCGATTGCTGAGAGCGGAAGCGCAATCCTCCCACGACATAAAGAACGCACCGTTAGCTCCCCAATCAGCACCCCACGAATTCCAGAAACCGATCAACTGCTTTTCAACGTCAACTTTGAACACTTCGATTTCATGTCCCCCACGCATAGCGCCATCATACTTGACGAGCCCATCTCGGTCCGGGTTGTCGCATCCGGTCAACCATGAAATGCCGACGATGCCCGGCCCAGACATGAGACCATGCAACATGTGCTCGAAACTGAATGCGTGTGTATAACTCGAAATGTAGCCGAGAGACTTTGCGGCTTTCATGACCGCAAGACCGCTGCTACCGGTGTCGTTCGGGGGGTAGATACCCCGAATCCGATCTTTATGGGTGGCCGCTGAATAGAGCGCCAATGCGTCACGTTCGGAGAATTTCTTACCAAACGGAAGCGTGCTTAGAGCACCGGCGCATGCGTTGCCAGTACACGAGCCGATGTCGCCCTGATTGAAAACCGGAACCTCGCGTTGCCATTCAACGGTTTTGATTTCGTCGGACATCTTGACCGGGAACTCACGAGAGCGCGGATCATGAGATACGTTACGGCCAAGTCGCTTGCCACCGATCTTGATTTCGGGAGTATGCATACGGAGCATGTTACTTGACCCTCGCCGGCTTGTACTGACCGGAAGCTTTGACCATCATGTAGAGGTCAGTTTGCGTCATCGGGGCGACGACACCCGCGCCGGCCGTAGTCTTGTTTCGATTCGCGATCATTTGCTCGATCGTATTGATGTCCGCGCAAATAGGCATAGCCCCGGGTGCGCCGAGTGCGACGAAACCTACGTCACACAACCCCGTCAAGATGTCGCCGGTGATTGCTCCTGTGGTGGGGGTACAGGAGGGAATGGCAATCAGCAAAGCAATCAATCCGAGTTTCATTTTGCATCCTTGACAAGAGTTTGCGCAAGCTCGCGCGTCTCTGCTACAGGCGGAGGGATGATTGACAACGCGTTAGCCACGAGGTTTTCCGTGGTCTTTTGGGAGAATGTTTGCGTGCGTCCAGTTAGAACCAGGCCGATGATAGGCACGGCCGCGGTCAAGATCGCTTCGACCATCGACACCGGAGTGTGCGTCACGTTCAGGCCGATCGCACATACGACCGCGAGCACAAGAGCAATACCGCCGACAATCAACAAGGGTTCACTTCGCATTGTGAGGCGCTTCCTTCATTTCGAATTGGACCGCGGGCCTAGTCATTCGCCACGTAGCGTATACAGACACGACGATTAGCACAATTCCGGTCATGATCGGAATCAGAATCTTATCAAGTAGACGGTCTCGCGTCTTTTCGGCTGCGGCTTCTTTTACGAGAGAAGCTGCTTTCATGACTTGGATCTCTTCTTTGAGCTCGCGTACTTCACGCTCTCGCTCGCGGCGTTCGTCGGCTTCATGTGCGATCTTACCGGCTTCTGCTGCCGTGATAGCGTTGCGCTGGTCTGTCGTAATCCCGTCCGGGTGGCTACTCCGGTCAAATACACCATCACGACGGAGCGTTCGCATTTGCTTGCGAAGGATATCGATATCCTTTTTCGTGATATCATCTGATTTGTCTTGCGACGACATGAAGGCCTGAACGCGTGCGGCCGTTACTTCGGCAAGTTCCTTGACACCCTCGCCGATCTGTTTGGTTTGCATGGTAAAGCCCATGACGCGCCCAACCAGTTCCGACATGCTCTCAAGAGATCCTTCGATCTTGTCAAAGCGCTGGTGGTTGTATTGCGCCAGGGCCTTGGCCCAGTCAGGGGCGTTTGCTGGGATGTTGCTTCCGAACTCGCGCGAGTTCGATTCGGAGATCTGCTTGGTCAACCGGCTTGAAGAGATATCCGTCATAATTCAAACCCTCGACTGCTTCGGGGTGCCAGCCTGTCACGAGAATGACCGGGATGTCCCAATGTTCCTTGATGCGTCGTAGAAGTTCGGGGCCCCCGCGCGGCATTGTGAAATCAACTAGCGCTATCTCGACCGCGAAGCATTCCAGCAGCGTGATCGCATCGTTGCCGTTCGCAGCATTGATCGAATCCTCGCCTAGCGTCTTTAGCAAGCGCGAGAGCCAGCGTCGTGTCGGTTCGCTGTCGTCCACGATCAAGATCACGGAGTGACCTGGACACGGGTAACGGTAATGTTACTCGTATCCAATAGAAACTTAGTTCGAAATGGGACGTCGAAGTTTTGCATATTGGCACCGAACGAAGATAGCACGTTGCCAATCTGTAAATTGGTAACATCTAGAACGCCGAGTCCAGCGCCTTGCGCCGCTGCTACGTAGTGTGTAGCTCGGACTTCGGTTACGCCGAGCACTGCTTTAATTTCGACTTGAGCGACCAATGCCGCCTTGAGAGCGGCATCCCCGGCGTAGTCGTCCGGGCGCGCTACGTTTGTTTCTACTGTGATAGCCATCTTTCCGTTAATGATGGCGCAGCGCGAGAACGCAACGTTTTGCGGATTGCCTTGCTTGTCGGTAGCGGTCCCGGACGTGTTCCCGAATGCGGTAATCCCCGCACCCTTGGTATCCCAGATTGCTTGCGCTACGGAATCGTTCGGTGCGTTCTGTCCTAGGTCATCCCAGATAACCGTTTCGACTGAATGCGCCGGGATACCGAACGCGTTGATATAGTCGCCGGTGTTCTCCTCAGTTACGGCGTCGAGTACCGGTTTGCTACCATCATCATTGGTGATTTGCAGAACCTTAGCGCGGATGGTGTCCACGGTTCCGGCGCCGGACGCTTCCAATTCGTTGACACGCCTTACCCGTAGTTCAGGATCGGTATCCCGTTCCTGTCCTAGGATAGCGTCGCGGGCGTTGGTAACAGCGTTCCAACCTGTAGTTGGACTCTGAATCACCGTTAGCGTTCCGGCGTTCGCTACGGTCCGGCCTGAGACCGTGCAAGTAGCGTTGCCGGGGTAGTTGCCAGCACCGACGCTAGTCACATCGGCGTCAAGGCGGAATACCTTGGTAGGCTCCCCTAGGACGCTCACAAGGGCGCCAGCGGCTACGGTAGTCGTCGCGTCCAGATTCAGAGAGAGCACGACGGTGCTAGGTGTCGCCGCACCTCGAATGGTCCCCGTAATGGCTGACGTGGCGTCAAGTAGAAAGTCTTCGCACGCGTCAGGGTCTAGAGCGTTGTAGGCTACTGAGACCAATTCCCATAGAAGGCGCAAACGCTCCGCCATGATGCCATTGATTTGACCCATGGGAGAATCAGGGTCCGTATCGAGGTTGGCGTCAATGGTCGCGCGCAAATCATTGCCAATGTCAGTAAGCAGATCTTCGATCGTGGGAATCGAGAGACCATTGGCCGTTACGACGTCAGACAATGAAAGGCTCGTCTTTCGCGGTTAGGGTGCGCCCGTCATCTAGAATAGCTACAAAATCAAGAGACCCTTGACGGCTCGGCCGGTCTAGCGTCAAGTCTAACGATTGGACTTGGTTGATTTGCTGGACCTTCAATAGAGCCTTACGGAAAACACTTTTGATGGCCGGAATATTAGGATTCTTGAAACCGAAGATGATACCGCCCGATTCACGCAAGTAGGGAATCCCGAGCCGGATATCTAAGAACCATTCGCCTAGCCAGAAGCCCAATACTTGACGCACCTTTTGGGCGATTGCATCGTCACCTTTGGCGATTTGGAGACTAGAAAAGTGAACGTCATTGGTCGCAGGGTCGAATGCTACTGTAGCGGCGTAGCCGGTAGCGGAAAGGACCGTTGCAGCAGATGACGGGCCGGACGAACCTCCGCCACCGAATACTCCACCACCATAGACGCCGAGACCGAACGAAATCATTCTTGATAGCCAACCATATCCGCAATGCCTGCGCTACCGGTTACTTTTACAAGGACAATATCATCCGCTGGCCACCACTGTCCGTCGCCAACAGTAGTGGTTACGGTATCTCCGGCGGAGGTAGTATATGCTACGGTACCGCCAGTACCGAAGTAGATCAAATCCGGTTGGAAGCCGCAAGCCGTAACAATCTTGACCGAATCGCTCGCGGAAAAATTCTTCTGTTTCATAATCCGTATTTCCCGCGTAGATAGGACGTCAGTTTGGTTGTAGTGGTATCGTCTAGCGCAGCGTTGCAAATCAGGACTTCGGCGATATCTACGTTAGCAAATACCGTGTATGAAGCACCGTTCCAGCGGCCTCCAAGTGTGAATTTAGATCCGGCCGCGGGTGCCGTGAAGGGAGAGGAATTTGGAGATAGAGGCTTATCGGTTCCGTTGACCTGTAGGGTAGTCAGTGGCGCGGTAGTACAGCGAGCAACCCACAATTCCCAAGACTGTACTAGTGCGCCGTCCGACAGATCTGCAATATTGTTATGTTGCACGATGCGATTTGCGCTTTCGAGCAATTCAACCCCGGTCGTTCCGTTACCATCGGTCAACATCGGACCGCCGCCCGCTGCCCTCGGACGGAGTACCGCTGCAATTGTGTAGGACGTTGTAAAGAGTTGCGCCGCTGCGCCTAGTACCATGTTGGTATCGAAGGCTGCGAATGCATACCCGTTGATATGCCCGGCCCCAATAGCAGGGGGGTTTGTAGCCTCTGCTACAGTTACTCCCGATCCGCTTTTGTCGGCCCATGAGGTTACATGCCCGGTCGCAACCACCATCGAATCCGGCGCAAGCCATTCAACTAGCGACGAGCCAATTTTGCTAGGTGACCATACACCATGCGGCGAACCGAAACCGAATCCAAAATCTCGCCTCATGTCGTCCCGTTGATCGCCGCGTCGATCTGGACGAGGGCGGCGATGATCGAGGTCAGCACGGCTTTGGCGTTCGCGTCGGTCACCGAGGAGAGCACGCCCGTGATCGTCGGCTTCGGTCCGGTGCTCCCGCCGAAGAGTGCGACCTGTCCGCCGGAATCGACCAGGAACCGGTCGTGCCCGCTGATCGTTTGTTTGATGCTGCCGGCGACGACTTGAAGGTTCAGCGCACAAGTCCACGTTGAGTCGCTGGACGTCGACCCTTGCGTGAACGACGTGTGTGCTGCGCCCGTCCCGTGCCGGATGTTGAGCGTCGCGCAGGAAAAGTAACCGGTGCCGTTGCCGTCGGCCGTACCGAGCTCGAAAAGCGCTCCGTTCGGCGCGTGCAAGAGAAGGTTCGCATTCGAGTCGCACCACGTGATCGAGTTCGACTTACCGAGGAACCCTCCCGTTCCCGCGTCGACAGTCGCCCCGTTGTCGCCCTTGAGCGTCAGAGAGCCGAACGATTCGAGTTGCACGACTCCAGCGCCACCCGGATTGGTCCAGTCGGCGAGCGCCGCGCCGCCGACTTGCCGCATGTGCCAGGCGGTGACGTCGGCGTAGACGTCGATCGCCTTGACGTTCACGTAGTTTCCCGAATGCGCGTCGAGCGTGACGATGCTCGTGCCATCGCCGATCGTGGCGGGCCCGATAGTCGATAGGTTGCGCGCCACCGTCTTGTAGACGCCGCTTTCGCTCCAAAACGACGTCGCGTTCAGCGTGCCGCGCATCGTCGCTTGGAAGTCGGTCCCGCCACCTCCGCCGTACGCGTAGAGGTTCGTATTGAGCACCGAAATAGCGGCCGTCGACGAGTTCTTGTTGAAGAGGTCGCGATTGCAGCTCCCGCCGAGAACGACGAGGTTCGTCGTGTTCGCCGACGCCAGATCCCAGATCACCGAAGCGCGAGAACCGCTGACGATGCCTCCGCCGACGATCGTCGCGTGCTGGCAGTTGAGTAACGCGAACCCACCCGCTTGCGGGAAGAGGGTCCGTCCCTCGTTCGTCACGTGCGCCATGCGCCACGATTGCGACTGGAACGAGCGCGCGGTGAGTCCCATCCCGGCGCTCGACGGCTGCCCGCTCACGAAAAGGTCCTCGTAATAGCCGGCCGCGGTGCACTCTTCGAGTACGAGCGTGCCGCCGTAGCCACCGGCGAAGTAGAACGGCGGAATGATCTTGTTGGACCAGACGGTTCCGGTTGTGCCGATGGTTCCCAGCGGAACCACGATGCCGCCGACGGTCGCGGCGAGCTTGCAGGTCGCGCCCGACGAATCGCGCGCGACGTAGATCGTGTCCTCTGCAAGGCCGCTCGGGATCACGTCAGCCGACCCGTTGCGCACGAACGTCAGCAGGTCGCCGTCCGTGATCGTACCGCTCGCCAGCGTGACGACGTTCGTCCCGCCGTTGAACGAGCTCACCTGCACGGCGGCAGGGATAAAGCCATTGCTCTGCCCCAAGCAATGGCGGAGCGTGCATCCGAGCGATTCGACTGAGCTCTGGAAATAATCCTGGAGCCCACCATCCCGGAATTGGACGAGATCAACCTCGAATTGCGAGGTGTCGCCGAAGTCCTGCGCGTGCAGATAGAGATGCGTCGAGAACGTGCCGGTTGGGGTGATCGACGCGCCGCCACCTGAGGGGCCGAGTTCGAAGCTCACGCCGGGGACGACGTTTTGCACGAGATAGTAGGCGTCGACCGAGAAGCCGCCCGGCATCGTGTCCACGCCCGCGACGCGTTGCCGAAAGTAGACCTGCTCGCCGCCCACGAACGGATGCCCGGCCGCGACAAAGGTTGCGCTCGATGCCGTGATCGTCGGCTTGATGGCGTATTCGCCGTTCAGGATTCCGTAAATGCGCGCGTGTGCGACGTTGCCGCGCGAGTAGTAATTCCGGTGCGACGCTCCCCACCCGCTGCCGGAGAGCGATTCGGAGCGGCACTGAAAGGCGTGATCGGCGAAGCCGTTGCAATCAATCGATACGGAGTCGAGACCACAATCAGCGCAATTCGTCATAAGGACGACGGCATTGCCAGAGTGCAACTCGGCGGCGCATACGAACGTCGTCAAGGGTTGCCCCGTGATTAGATTCATCTCGCCTTGGAGACGAACACCTTGATAATCCTGACTCCCGCCGCTTGCGCCGATCTTGATTTGCGACTTGATCTGATATTGTCCGGTCCCGATGGTATTGACGTTGACAATACCGCCGCGACCCTGGTTTTGTGCCATCGCGGCAATCGCTAGATTGATCCCGGGCGCGTCGTCCTGACTTCCGCCCGCACAGGTCGCGCCGAACCATGCGGCGTGCACCTCGCGCGGCGCGTTGGGCCCCCATACAAGCGATGCGCCGCCGTCGACCTGGAAAATCTGCTGATCATGCGGAGCGTCGATCGCGCCATCGATGGTCAGGACGACGCCCACACCTGTCACGTGGACCTTTGCCCCGCGCGCGAAATGGTGCGTCTTACCGGTGCCGCCTAGCGTTCCGGTCGTTCCAATTTTGTAAGCTGTAGCGGCTGAATACTTGACATCGTTGGACGCCGCGAAAGTGGACTGGACGGCGGTAAAATCATCCGCAGTATCATTACCTAGCGCGCCGTATTCTTTGACGTCAAACGGCTGTCCGGACGTCCTACGAAAATGCACAACGCTTTGCGTGCCAGGAACGGCAGTGCTAGCTGGAGGGACCATAGTAGCGGTCAATGCTGCTCTAATAGCCCCTGATAACCCCGGAAGTCCAGCCCTTGCGCCCCCGCTCCACCCAACGATTTTGGCATCGTCGTTTAGGTTGACGATGGTTTTGGTCGGGTCCGTATCTGCCGGAATCCCGGGCGGAGGGAGAGCATAAGACCCGGTAGAATCCGGAATGCAAATCGGAAGTTCTTCAGTTGTAGATCCAACAAGCAACGTACGAATCAACCTTACAACGTACCATTCCCCAGCTTGCGGGGGGGTAAAGGTCGCAGGGTTGCTTGTCGCGTTGGTAACGGTCGGGGCGCTAACTAGATTATCAGGCCAGAATGAAATAGACCACTGACGAGACACCGGGGAAATAGGGTTGGTGTCCAACAACGAAATAGCGCTCAAATCCCCGTCGGGGGTTTTGAGCATGATACCGGCCGTTTGAGCGCCGAGTTTAATCATTCGACTTTGACCTTACCGGCCGCGACGCTCCCGGGGCTGTAGGACCCACCGAGAGCTCCGATGGCTGTTGCGATGGCCGTCAGTTGGATCCCCACCTTGGTCGCATCCGCCGCCGCGTTGACGGCGCCAGCGCCGAGCTTGATGGTCCCCGCGTCGAGCGTCGCGACTCCGGGCGCGGAGCCGTCCAGCGCCAAGCTGGACCCATTCGCCGCGATCGTCAGGGACGCCGACGGGTTGGGCATCGGGGTCCCCAAGTCGGCTACGATGCCCGGGATTGCGACGCAGTGCGCAATGTGGTGCATCCCCTGGTCCGTCGTCGGGGCGACGATAGGAGCACTGGTCAAGCGCCATTGCATCACGTCCAGCATGAGGACAACGATCAGGACACTATCCCCGGGCACAAGCGCCCACGTGATAGAGCACCCTCCACCCTGAGGGTACACCAAAGGCACGTTGGGAAGCACCGGAAAAGGCTCAGGCTCCGCGGTCCCGTCGTCGGTCGGGATGGCCCTTTGCACGACTGGTAGCACGTCCACGGCTGGCGCTTGTCCAACGCCAGCGGGATAGAACGTTTGAACGATTCCGATAGTTGGACCATGCAAATCTAGAAGCCTGCTAGTAATGGCTTCCGAGATTAGATCCGCTTCGGTAGGGTTGACACCCATTAGTAAGGTTTAGCCTTGATTTCGATGGTCCAATCTTGCCCATGTGTGTCGCCCGCGTGCGTAGTTTCTTCGATGCGGTATTGTCCCTGCAACGATTCAGATGTCAGGACGCAAAGACGGCCCGGGAACACGTCAGGAATCATCAAGCATTTGCAATTAAGGTATCCGTCTTTATCGATGGTCGGACTATCTAGCAATCCGGTGAACGGCGTTAACGACAGTGCTACTCCGGCCACGATATCTTTGATAGCCAGAATTTGAAGCTTGCCGTTTTGCACGCTCCAATTGTATCCAACGCTGGAAAGTACGCGTGTCATCTCTCGAGAGGCGGAGCCGCTTAGAACAGTTCCCATGGTGAACATAGAACCAAATGGCGTCAGTTTCGCAATGGCTTGACCGGTGTTCCCCGGGTCCACGCCAAGCGCCGTAACGAGCGCCGTCAAGATCTGTGGAAGGGTCGAACCCTTGTGGAAACTCTGAACAATGCGCGCGTGCTGAATAGCTTTTTCACCGTCCCCCGCGCCCATGTCGGTTACCAGGTTCGCACCTTCTCGGACGGTATTGTGTGTGCGTACGTCACCCATGAAGATCGTAGACGACTGTCCACCTACGTAGCCCGCGTCAATCTGAATGGTGGCGCTCGGCATGGCCTGAATGCTTAGGCGATTGGTCTCATTCAAATTGTAAATCTTCAAGTCAACAGTATTAGGATGGGACTTAAGATTTTTCTTGACGCTGAATACGCACTTTAGACCGGTAATCTTGATGCCTACCGGACTCCCGAACGGGGCCACAGTAATTGCGTAGTCTCGTCCGTAAAGGGTCAAGCGGCTGGCCAGAAGAGAAGAAAGGACCTAAGTCCGAAGTCCGCCAATTGCGGAGGTAGACTGTCAGGGTCCACAATGCCGAAGTTTCCTTGCGGGGCTTGGGGGAGTGTTTCTCGAGAGTACAAGAGCCATGACGAAACCAATTTGATACCGGCCGTGATTACATTTCCGCTGGCGTCCTGAATGTCGAGGTACCAACGTTCTTCGCGTTGATGCCAATCGAAACGAAGGATGTAATCAATACCGTTCAAGGTCACCCGTTCGTCAAACAAGGGTGTCCCCGGATTAGGGATAGGAATCTTGAAGGAAATATCTGGATTTAGCCGAATGGGTTAGCTACTCCGGCTACGACTTTATCTTTAATGGTTTTTAGGAATGAGGCCTTATCCGCGTCTGTAGCGGCGGGCGGAGTCTGAGCGCCCCCGGAAGCCTTAGGAGCACCGGCCGGAATTGTTGGCTTAGGTGCCGCAACAGTTTCACTGGACACAGTAACGATATGTTCGAAGATGACGGTAAACTCTGCTTTGCCCTCGTCATCCTTCTTAGACATTGCAACGGAAGTGATCGCCATGTCTGTATAGTCGACAGTGGTAGTCGTTACGCTACACAGGGTCTTAGAGTCTTTTAGGAATAGCAGGATATCGTGCATATCCTTGATAGGATCTACAGGGATCGGGAACTGTTCCGGGATGACTACAATAGGTGGCGGCGGACCGAAGATAGCTTGCGCGGCGGCCGCCAATCCAGCCCCGATGCTAGGGAAGGGAGTATAAATAGGGATGTCAAGCACTACAGGGATCGGAGTTCCGTTATTGGGGATTTCGCTAACGATACCTGTAACCGTATATTTTTCGGGGTTGATTTTGATATGGTCCGTGATATTAGCGCCCAGTTCAACCGGGAATTCCGTAGGCTCGGCCGTCGCTTCGTGGGATTCGTTGGTGACAATGTCAAACGTAAACGGTAGCACGAACGACAACGGATCCGGCATGATAACCGGAACGGTCATTTACGCACCGTAAGCGCGGCTTGGGTAGCTCGGCGGTCTTTCTCCGCTTGCTTTTTGATGCCTTCGACCGATTGATCCGCTGCGTCTTGTGCGTCGTTCCCGGTGATATTCTGAACGACATTGGTAGTATTCTTGACGTCAATCGTTTGATTGACACCCTTAGCAGCGGCAGGAACGGCAATCGTGGTAGGTTGCGGCTGATAAAGGGACTTGCCTCCCTGTTCCAAGGTCGGGCCATAGATGTCCGCTCGCGTGCCCTGTCCACCTTCGATTCCGGCTTCCGCGCTTGCACGTGTGGCCGCCCCGCGCGCGCCTACTGCTTTGCGATTGAGTCCACGGGAAGCTACAGCAACGTCAACGCTCCCGCCCTCCGCGTTGGTAGCGGCACCCCTTTTATTCAGAAAGTCAAAGAATTCTTTCAGTTCTGCAAGTTTGTCTTTGGCACCCGTAATATCTTCAATGAACGCGTGAAGGTCTTTACGAACTTGTGCGATCCATGAATCGGCCGCTTCTTGTCCGAATAGGAGGACGATGAAATCTTCTGTAGCGGTCTTAGCGTCGCCCTTGAAGAAATGGATCAAATCATCGATTAGAAGTGTCGCGACGATGATCGGTAGCGCGACAGCGGCCCAACCCGCTACAGCCCTAATCGCTGCCGCAGCACTGGCGGAACCAAAGGCGACTACGGCCGTAGTCAGAACGGCGAAACCGGCGGTCAAGAGTTGCGTTGTGTTTACGTTCTTTTTGATCCAAGTAATCCCATTGTTGAACTTCTGGAATAGAAAGGTCAAAGCCGGAGTCAGAGCCGACAGAATAGAAATACGCAAGGCGTTAGAGGCGAGGCTTAAACGCTTTTGCTCTTTACCGTATTCGGCTAGGGTCTTCCGGTTTTCTTCTGTGATTCCTCCGAATAGATCGAATTCCTCGCCTAGCTTGGCGATTGCTTCCGGACTCTTTTGGAGTAGCGGGAGAATGTCTTGACTGCTACGTCCAAATACCTGTTGAGCCGTTGCCGCTCGTTTAGATGGGTCTTGGATTTTGGACAGTGCTACGGCTACGTCTCCAAAGACTTCGGCATTGGACAGGGCCTTACCGTTGGCGTCTGTCAGTTCAACGCCAAGGGCTTTGATTGCCTCCCCTGCCTTTTTCTTGCCAATCTTGTCTAGACCACCCTCGGCAAGGTCCACCATGCTGGATTCGGCGCTGTCGGATGCCCCCTGCGCCGCCGCGATTCCTAGCTGCAAATTCTTGAACGTGGCGGTTAGCTGCTCGGTACTGAGTCCGGTTTGGTACTGTAGGCGCTGGAATTGTTCGAACCCGACTCCGGCCTTGATAGCAGCCTTGTTTAAGGCTCCGCTTTCGGATGCTAGTTCGTCAATCTGACCTTTGAGAAACCCAAGCCCTACTCCAGCAAGCGCGCCAGTAAATGCACCCTTGAGATTGGTAAGGTTGCCAATGACGCTATTGATCTTGACGTTAGCTGTATCTAGAGCTTTCCCGTCAACTTCAAATCCAAACTTGGCCAGGATTTCGCGGAGGGCCATTACGGTTTCTGAGCCATCTTGGTTTCGATAGCGTCTAGCATGTCATGCGCGTCTAGAGCGTCGGCATAACTCCACTGCTCGTGGATCTCAATCAGACTAGAGCTCAGAAAATCACTCACGACAAGACGCCAAAAGAAACCGTTCACGTGGTTGGGGATTCGGACCCCTTCGCCGTTGCCGCGCCTTGGGGGAGAAGATCCCCCACCTCGGCTAAAAAACTTTCAAAGTTGAATTTGAAACAGAATACAAGCCATCGAATCATATCGCCGTAACGATTGGCGAAGTGATCATCTAGGTTCTCGGCCATCGGGAGCTTGATAATCGATTGCTTGTTGTCCGCCAGCGTTTGAAGGATTACGGTATTTTTGGCAAATTCGTTGCGTACGAAGTCTAGATCTTCGTCGGAGATACCCCCGAGAATCTCACGCAAGAAAGATTCTACGTCTTGCCGGCCGGTGATTGCAGACCCTACCAAGCGCCCGGCGCGCAAAAGGACTTTGCTACCTGCTAGCGCGCCCAACTGGGTCACTTGGTAGTTGGATGGGCCGAGGGAGAGGGTTTTGGTTTCACGCATTGCTAGACCATAACAGAAAAAGGGCGCTTGGACCATCCAAGCGCCCTTGTGGGCTTTCTGCGCCTTGCCCGTGGGCTTGCCAACGCGCCAGCATGATCAGCCAACTGGCGCCGCAGCTCTTACGCTCCGACACCCCCGACGATTTCCTCACCGTCAATGCATCGGAGCTTCCAAACCCTGTCTTTGGGTTCGTTAGAAAACTCTGCTTCTGGGTCCGTTAGAATGCGGCATTGCGCCGCCACGAAAAGGCTTGTACCGTTCAAGTCGGCGACGCCGAACGGACCGACACCTGCACCGCCGGGGGTTTTCTTGTCCACGTTGTGAATGGCGGACAACGCAGCATTGGCGGCCGATCCTTGATTGAGGGTCAACTCAATATCGTAGATCTTGTTGCCCTTTTTCCAGAAGATAGCGAATCCGTCAACGCCCGCTTGGGTGTCATACGTTGGATCGACTTTGGTGATTTTGCAGAACCCTTGCGAACCCGCTCCGGGATTGGAAAGATCCAACCCGAGAAAATTAACCTTGACGTTTGCGAGATCGTAGGCTCCCATATTAGACGCTCAACGTTCCTGAGATAACGACACTGTTGATTGCTCCCGCGAGCGTCGCGGTAAACTTCACGTCAGGCAACTGACGATCGGCGCGAACCGCCGGGTCAACCGTGGCGACCTTGGGCACTGTGCACGTAGGCGCCGGAAGGTCCGCCAAAAACGTTGCTTGCTGGCCCTTGCCGCTCGGGGTAGCGGAGTTGAGACGCGCGAGAACGGCAGTCTGGATCATAGCGGCGCCCGAGTCCGTATAGGGCAACTTCGAATTATTGTTCGCGGCCGTATAGAACAGGCCGAGTACATCCGTCAACAGGCTGTAGTAAAGCCAGTCCGTTCCGACGATCAAATCGATATGTTCGTTGTCTGCGACAAGATCAGAGTACGTCTGCGCGAGTCCGCCCATGTTGACGTAAACGTTGCCGCGCTTAGCGATGATCTTAGCCAAGCTACCCTCTGAAATGAGGGTGTCGACGGCAACCCCGTTAAGCCCGAGGAACGACCACGAAGTTCCCCCGGGGTTCTGTGCGCCGCCTGCGAGACCTTTGGACAACCAACCAACCGAACGGTACGAAGCAATTTCGCGTTGTGCGAAGATGCCAGCCGTTCGAGCGTAATTGCTCGTTTTGAGATCTGACATGACGTCGGAAGAGACGGCGTTATCCGCGCAATCACTATCCGACGTCTCGTAAATGAAAAGTTTCTTTTCCGTTTCGATCTGCGCGGCGAGTGCTTCGATTTCCGCTTCACAATTGCTGTCGATTGCGACGCCGTACCAGGTCGAACCGTCAACGGCTTTGCACGCATTATAGTCGTTGACGATGTTATTCGCTGCGTCCGTACGGACGACGTGAAGATCAGTGAGATACGGAAGATTTTTGAGATTGAACGGTACACCGGTAGTGGAGGCCGTAATCGTAACCTCACCGGTAGAACCATTCACGGCCGCACTAGACGACGCGAGAGCATCGATCGCAACCTGAAGAGCGGTCCCGATGATAACCGCCGTGTCAGAAGTCTGGACTACGTATGAGATATCCGTCGCGAGACCGGTAGCGTCAACGTATGTAAGAGAGTACGTAAATCCAACCGTCAAATTCTTGGGAAGAATTTTGACGATCATAATCGTTGAATGCGTCCGTCGCCCGATTACAACCTTAGTAGGGTGCGGGTTCTGAGAGAATGCCACGACGGCCATACGATAGGCCGTATCAGTTACAAAAAAACCATCATCGATCATTCCCTGAAGAGACGTATAATAGTCAATCAGGTTCGGCGTACGGGTGTGATACGCGAGCAGCAACGGAATCCCGAATCCCTGACGCGTCGGGAAAAGCGTCGCACGAGTAATCGTGACGCTGACAACGCTGGTTTCAAGACTCATGAGGGAAGGTCCAATTCATAGGGGACAGGATCGCCCGGTAGCAGAGTGCTAGTTCCGGTAATCGTCTGGATGTATCCGTAGCCGGTCGGATCGGTTTCTTCGAGTTTGGCGATCAGTGTAACGTCAATCGCAGCCATGCTCGTCATGTGTTCGTCAACCGGAACCGACAGATCAAATACTTGACTTGCTTGTGCAAAGCCACAATCAATCGCATTCAGCGCGTCAGAAGTCCCGCGCCACACAAACCTGAGCCTTGCACGCTCGAGATAGACCCAAGCATTTTCAGTGTCCGTTTGCTCGAAACACTGGACCTTAAGACGCCAAGGCATCTTGCGGAGTCCAATGGCTGTATCCCGAAACTCAGTATTCGTCGGTCGTGCGATGTCGAACGTCGTGCGCAATTCATCCGTTTGGGAATACGGAGTCGCAATCGGACCGAGAGACATCAAGCAAATTGCGCGGCCGATCGGATTGATGAATGGTCGCGAGCGTTGCTCCCATACGCAGTCTTGTGCGTCCAACCCCGTCAGAGTCGCCGCGATGGCCACGAGGCCCACTTGCATGGTGCTAAGCGTGCCCAACGCGCCCTCGGATGCTGCTACGGAGTTGCCCGGTTTCGCCGATCAAGGGTTTGCTAGATCCTTTGCGTGCTACCGTGCTCGCAGCGTTCGGCGGAGGTACACCGGCCGAGATGCCCTTTTGCACCTGTCCAGCGGCCCACTGAGCAACCAGATCCAAGGCTTGCTCCGGGTCCTGTCCTTTGGTAATTCGTTCGCCTGCTTTTTGGAGTTGCTTCTCAATGGCAGACTGATTGGCGTCGAACCAACCAGACAGGAACGGACGGGCCGGGATTCGCTCCGTGCCGAATTCGTTGTAACTAGCGACGTCGGCAACAGTAGCGCCACCTTCGTAGGTTCCCGCTCCCTCTTCAGCGTGAACGCCCACGGTAATCTGGAGCTTGGACGCCTTGACCCTCTGCAAAAGGGCTTTCAGACCGTTGTCACGATCTGAGACGCTCAAAATACCCTATCAAACGCGGTCAACTCTTCGCGCAATTGGCAATAGCGATTCCAGTACGTAGTCTTCCCGGCCTTGTCAGTCACCTGCAAACGCGCTTGCTGTCCGTTGGGAGACTGACTCAATTGGTGCGCCGTCAGGAGACCATGCATTTGGTCGTAATAGGGATCCAGATATCCCGAGTCGTTCAGTTCTGAAGCGCTGGCGTCCAAGAATGCTTGCGCTACAGGGTCCGCACACGAGCGGAATTCAGGATACTGAACGCGGAACGTCGCCAGATTCAATGACGCTTCTTTTTCTGAAAGACGGCCGGCAAGATCTGAGACTTGCGAATCATGATGGCTTTTAGAACGCCGTCGCGATCATCGTTTGCGGCCCATTGGTCGAGTGCTTCGGAGTCTTCGCATTTCCCGATGGCTGCAATGGCTTCATCTTCAGGCATCGCCCGAAGCGTCAAGCCCTTTGCTTTGGGCATCGGGATGTTTTCGGAGACCAATTCTCCGACTCGGCCGCTAGGAGACCCTAGGATTTTCTGGCCAATCTCGTCCGAGACTTCGCACATTGCTCCGGGAGAAAGGCGAATTTCTTTTCCGGCGCCTTTTTCGGCGTGAAGAATGTGGAGGCGACTAGAGACGTTTTTGATGATCACAAGCCGTCCACGTATTCGATACCGAGAGGATAGTGGATCGCAACTCCACCGATCACGCCGTAGCAGTCAATCAGGAACGCCAAAGCCTTTTGCTTCGGGGGGAGTTGAGTAAACTCCTTCATGATCATGAGCTCCAAAATTTCGGAGTCACGCTTGTAGACGACTGCGCGTGGACCGGTACCGGCCGCGTCCGCGGTCTCCAAGAATGCCCATTGATCAATGTTGCGGATATGAGGATTGTTCTTCAGGAACACCATACCAACCGGAGTTGGATCCAAGTCGGAGAACGGCTTGGTCATGACGATTTCGTAGCTCGAAATCGGAAGCAACATGGTGTCTGGCTTGAAAACACCCTTGGTCGTACTGACCATGGTGGACGTCATGATCATCAGATCGGAATAAATCTGTTGACTCGTCGCTGTCGCCCATGCGCCATTAATATTGCCACCCGCAGCCGTCAAAACGGTAACGTTGGCGTTCGTCAGGAACCCCGGGATATTCGCCGCTGCGTTCCCGATGGCGCCCAACTGCTCAACCAGGTTTTCCCAAGCACGCTTCGCGGCGAACGCGCGCTTATTGTCAACCTGAATACCCGAGAACGCTTGCCGAGCAAGATCCTCGAGGGTGTACATATACGCATCGCCGGCGTACTTCGGCTTGTGAAGAACTTCCTCCGCCATGATGTCGACAAGCGGAAGATCGTCGGCAAAAGAATCGATGATCTTGGCCATGCCGGCCCAGTCAAAGCCCTTCTCCGACCAAGCTTCCGCGCCTTCCGGGACTTCGTAGTTTACCGGGATAAAATCACGCGCGCGAAGCTCGGGGTATTTCTTGTCGAAAAGACGCTTGATGTTGTACGTCAATTGACGGGCGATGGCTGCCGTTTCGCCAGCGTCCAGACGTACACCTTTCGCGGCGTACCACGAATCCGCAATGTGACGGAGAAGGTGCGGGTCTTTCGCGTCCACGTGCCAAGCTTGGGTGTGCATTCCTAGTTCCTTAGTACGCGAGCCAATTGGAGCCGTTGGACGTGAAGTTTTTGGAGCCGTAAGCCGTAGTCATGGCCAACGTCGCGGTTCCGTTGATCGTTTGTGAAAACCGGGCCGTAACGGTAACGGCAGTGGTACTAGACGAAACGTTTACTACTCGAACAGATTGCCCTTTGCAAAACTTCGCATTGGGCAAATTGATTGCAAACGCTCCGCCCGTCGGGTCGACTTGAACCAACTGCCCAACGTTGGCAGTATGATCGGCAGTAAACGGTCCGGTTACTTCTACCGTATTGATCACGCTTCGACCATGACCCAATTAGCGCCGTCGGACGTGAAGTCCTTACCGGCATGCGCGGTGTTCATGGTGGCGGTAGCACCGCCGTTGATCGTCTGAGAAGACGTCGTAGCGACGGTAACGGCAGTGGTCGAAGCTGTATTGTTGAAGATACGGATCGACCGGCCAGAGACACCAACGGCCGTAGGCAGCGTGACAGTGAATGCTCCGCCCGTCGGGTCGACGAGAACCAAATCGCCGATGACAGCGGTATAGGCCGAAGTCTTGACAGCCGTAACGTTCCAGTTGCCGCCGCTCTGAACCGAGGCATCGGCAGAAGCCTCGGGCCAATTGAAATCGATCAACGCGAAACCGGCGGCGAGTCCACCACGGACGACACGAGCGCCACGGACCTTGACAGCTTGGGTGCTACCCGCATCGTTTCGGATGCTGCCCTTGGTTCCGCCGGAACTGGCGTACCAGGCATAAACATCATCGCCCTGATTGACGTTGGCTTGACAGAGACACCAGATCCGGCCCTTCTTCAGGACGCCGACGGAATCGTACAACGCGAAGCGGGGGCTTTGCGGTTGTTTCATAGTGCGGAAGATCGTGAAACCTTCCACCACCGAAGTTGCGTCTACCGGCAACTTCACCTTTTGAGCGTTGCCGGGAAGCACTCCGGGATCGCCGTCCTGAATGACAGCGATTCCCGCTTCGAACCCGGCCGTTTCAGAACACACCCCGGATTCGATATCCTGTCCGAACCAGGAATCGCCAAGCATACCGGCGAACGCAGCCCCCGGGAACTGAGCAACGGACGTTTGCGGATAAATTCCGATTCCCATTTCTCAGGTTCCCTTGGAAGCCGAAAGGGGCTTCTGCCACCGTTCGGAGTTTTCTTTGTACTGACGTGCTTCCGGATCTTCGTCCGATGCATCCGTTCGACTACCCGACCCGATGGGGTATCCGTTGGAGTCCCTCTTGATGGTCCCGGGCTGACGGAGCCCGGCCCGCGAGCGCGCGAGTGGAGTAGCCCCGGGCCGGCCGTTCAATTCCATTTCGGGAGGCGACGCTTTAGGCGGCGGAAGCGCGTCCGTCATGGTGGGCGTGGGCTCGGTATCTTCACCGAGCAAATCAGCAATCATGGCGGAGAAAACCCCCGTCACGAAATCGTCGGATTGACCTTCGATCTTGATGCCGGGGTTCCAACGCTTGATCGCGTCTTTCATGATGTCGACAGCGCTTTGCGTCGACATTGCTTCGCCGTCCGGCGCATCATCGGCGTCCGACATGAAATGGCGATTGCCCTTGGCAACATCGGCCAAGAGCTGAACGCGCTTCGCCACGGCCTCCGTCAAGCGCTTGGGATCGTTCGCGCTGTCCAAACGCTTGGACAGATCCGCGCTCTTGGCTTGCTCGGCAGCGAGGTTGCCTTTGATCTTCTCTCGGTCGCTCTCGAGGGTAGTGATTGCGGCCTGAGCCTCGGGAGTCGCCGCGTCGTAATCTTTGCCATCGATTCGGAGCGCCATGCGCACAGGCTCGCGTGTAGTGGTCTCCGTGTCAAGCACTGAGTATGCGTCGTCTGTACGAAGGGCGCACGACGGCCCGGCCCGGCCCCACCCCTCGGGACCAAGAGCTAGATGGTTGTATTTAATATTAGACTGTACTCGATCGTATCCCTGCCCTTCGTATACTCCGGGCTGATCTAGGGTGTCGGCGTAATATCCCGCGGATAATTCTTTGCGTGTTCCGTCTTGAATGGCCCGAATCATTTCAGGGTCGTAAATATAGACAGACGTCTTGACCCGTTGGCCGTCCTCATGAGGGACCACCGAATCTCCCACGTGCCCAACGCTTAGAGCCCGACGGTTGGCCAGCGTGACCTGTCCTTCCGCAGGGTGAAGGTCCGTTACGGCTCGACTCGCCAACGTCGCCAGCGACTCCGGCGCGAAGACTTCGGAGGGTGGCCGGAGCTCTCGCACCGTCCCGCCGTCCGCGGTCTTGTAGGTCAGGACGCCTGCGCGCGTAGGGTAGGCGTCGATCCGAAGGGAGCCATCCGGCTGGACTTCGTACGCGTCAAGGCGTGTCGAGTCGACGCGGAAGGGCACATGCAACGCCTAGCACGGTCGGTGTCATCCAACAAGCATGACGCTCATTGGATTGTTGGTTGTGCTGGTAGTCGTGGGGTTGCTTCTCTACCTGATGCAACTTCTACCGTTGGACAATACGATCAAAACGATTATTCGCGTGATCGTTATTCTGTTCGTGTGTCTATGGTTGCTAGAAGCGTTCGGGTTTCTGAGCCTCGGAACTATTAGGGTACGATAGGAATAGCAACGCAGCGGCAACGGATATCCTGTCCGGGATGGTTCCGATCGCCGTCTTTGGTCGTTACCGGAGGTGCGGACCATGACTGAATGGTACCATCTAATTCGTCGTGCATAGGTCGCACGCGTTCGTCGCCTGACGTGGACCATTCATATTGAGTAATCCCGGCGGAGGTTTGACGCCATTCGGTGATATTAGAATTGAGTTTGAGAACCTGATCTGTAGCGATTAAATCAGCATGAGACTTAGAGACGTCGAAGCGCTCCTGAATTTGAGCGCGCAGGGTTTCGACCCTGAGAGCGTTCTTCTCCGCGTTCTCCAAGACGTCGCGCAATTGATCGATCATTTCCTTATCCAGGGATTTGATCAACTCCAGATTCCGATCCCGGAATACGGCGATAGGTGCGCCTGGCGCGTGTTGCGACGTAGGGATACCGATAACCCGCTTGTTGCGCTTGTCGACAGCGTTCGCGAGTCCCTCCAAATGTTCGGAGGGGACAGGATTATCCGAGACGACACGCACCAATTTCTGGATCGCGTTATGTACAAAGGTGCTCGCGTCCGCACGCGGAACCGTACCGGACGCGTGGACAGGGTTGGTTTCCCAACCGTGCGTTAGGTCAACGGACTCGGAAATGCGTTGATACCTCTTGCGGAGGTAAGCGGAATATTCTTTGGCGAGCCCGATCGGAGGTTTCAACCTGAGTTATCCGGATGCCCCATAGTACGGCGGAGGTTGATTTTTGATTTCGTATTCCAATGCCTCGACTAACCTTTTGACTAATTTAGCACCCTCGCTTTTAGGAAGAGAGGTACGCGCCAGAAATTCTTTGGCTTCTTTGATTAATTCGTTCACTTGCCAAACGGCTTAGGCGCCGTCTCTACCGGTTTACCGCCTACCGGATCCTGCGTCACGTTAGTAGGTTGCGCGGCCCACGTCGGACTTTCGCGAGGATCGTAGACCATATCCGCCGAGTATTCGCCCTTGCCCCATCGGGACTTTGCAATTTGCTCGGGGGTATACGCGCCCATGTCTTCGTAGATCTTGTCCGATTGAGCAATGACCAAACGCTCGTCGGCCTCTTCCTTAGGGCTAGATTGCCAAAGCGAGGGCCATTCAATATCCACATCGCCAGCGTATCCCATCGTTCGAGCGATGAGACGTAGAAGACCCTTTAGCGGCCTGTCTAGGGTTCGCTTCCGGGATGCTTTTACTTTGTCGTAGAAGATTCGGATATCGATTGCGCCCGTGGCTTGTAGTCCCGCGGGGCTTTCGCCTAACAATACGGCTACAGGGATACCTGTAGCGGCTGACAATTTCTTGGCCGACATCGATAAGACATCGGCGACGCCACTAAATACCGTAGCGATCTTTTGGAAATCCTCTCCCTCGTCAAGAAAGAGAGCGCGAGCTACGGAGCGGGACATGTCCAGCAAGGCTGCTCGCGTCCTTAGGTCCTCTTGTTTCTTGCCCGCGAGCATGGCGAGCAAGCCCTTAAGCTTGATAACCGCTTGGCTCGCGTCGCCTAGCATAATATGCGCGCTGTGGAATGCTTCGTCGAAAGCCTGGATGTCCTTAAGAAGGGCTTGAAGGATTGAGTAATCCCATCCTTTATTACCCCTACGGCTCAAATCGTCGGTGTGAGCTCCGCCAAACCGCAAGATGCGTGACCTATGCACCCTAGCGTTTCCACCTTCGACACCCCAAAGACGCCAATGCTCCGGATCGTTAATGTGGATCCCGTCCGGCATCGCGAAGCGGGGATCAAACACTTCAAGAAAATCGACGCTTCGGATATCTTTGCCCACGGGGTAATCAGGGGGCCGGCCATCGTTGAGCCCTACCCAAATAAGCCCGCCGCCGTATAAGCGACCCCAAGATAGGGCGTCGAAGAATACGCCTTCAAGTCCCAACGCGACGCACTTCTCGTCCAACCGTTCTGCGAATCGTGGATCGTCGCACTTGATTTCAAACCCTTCCCGGAGCATTTCTTCCGGGATGAGGGAGACGATCTTCCGCGCAGTGGACGAGAAATTGTAGAGGTTCGTAGCGGCCGGTGGATAGAGTAACTCATCAGGATAGAATACGCTTTGCGTAGTCTTGTCTCGCCCGGTACCGAATCCCGTAAATGGATTCATCCAAGTATCTACGCGTAGGGCGCTAGCCACGTAATCCCTAAGGACCATGCCGTAATTAGGCATGTCGCACCGCTGCCATTGCTTCGTGGAACATATCGAGTCCCTTCGCACGGACGTGAATCAACGCTTGGGTCATCATGTCGACAAGATCATCGTTGACAGCGTTCGGGAACTGTTCCGCTTGCTGCAGCAAGGTCCAGGTGAGCGAGTCTAGCGCAGGATGCGGGACAAAGACTCGGAGATCTGCTAGCGGCGCCTCACTCGCGGCGGCACGGCTTTCCTTGCCACCTTCCGGGTTGACCAATTCCAGGCCCGGGATCGTGCTCTTGAGCTCATCCACGACGGCCGGACCGTTGGCCTTGTCCTCTACCAGGTGCACGCCAGCGCTCGGCCAGCGGATCGCCCGTCGCATGACAGCGCGCTTGCTGTCCGCGAAACCCATGCGTTCGTTGCCGATGTCAAGCAAAAAATACTTCCCACTGATCGCTCGCCAAGTCCCGGAGGATACAAAGTCCGACGTGTCAAGTCCTTTGAACGCCATATCCCAAGAGGTAAAATCGTATCCGTTATCCGGCAGGACTTCGCACGCCGTCATCGGGCGATTGGGACAGTCGGGATTATACCCCTTGTCGAAGCATTCATCGCATAGGCAAGGGACTCGGATATCTGGCTGATAGTGCCAGAATTGCCAGTAAGCCCTTTTGAAAATACCTCCGGCTTTGACGTTGGGGCGTTGCTGCAATTGCGCCGATGCGATGGTTGGGCCCATGCCCCTTTCAAGGGACTTGACTTCCTGTTCCCCGAAGCGCTGAGGGATCAAAAGTTCGCCGTCTTCCTTGCGACGGTCGCCGCCCCAAGCCGTTGAGCAACGGAGTGAGGATTCAAAGCGCATCGGAAAGCGCAGAAGCGTCCACCCCTCTCCAATAAACTCCCCCGCAAGGTCCCCATGGTGGACCCGTTGCATAATCAACAATTGTCGATGCGTCTTCGGGTCCGCTTGACGGCTGACAGCGCGTCCACCCCACCAGGCGCTAACCCTTTGAAGGGCTTTGAGGGTAATGGCTGACGTCATCGATTCGTCAGGGGGTTTGACCGGATCGTCAATGACTACGATATTCCCATGGCGACCGGTGCCCTTAGCGCCCGGCGATGATGCGAAACGGAATCCCCCCGAGGTATTGTCAAAGTTGTAGGATGAGGGATTGGGGCTCAAGAGCTTGACGCCCCACCGTTCCTTGTACCACTGACTATTTAGTAAGTCGACCATCTTCCCGCCGTCGCGAGCGCCGACGAGAGAAGAGTCATACGAGAAGTAAATGAACTTCGTGGGAGCGCGTTCGATCCATTCCCAAGCCGGCCAGAAGACGTTGACGAGTAGGCTTTTAAGAGTACCCGGCGGGATATTGATTACCAGGTTGCGAATCTCAATCCTGGACATTGCCTCAAGATGAGTGCAAATCTCCTCTAGATGCCAATTTGGGACGAACGGACCGGGCTCTAGTTCGCTCCAAGCCATGCGAACGAAGTCATAAAGACTCCGGGCTCCGAGCGTGGATTCTACTTGTGAGAACATTTCTTGCCATGCGCCCTAGCGCATAAGAGACAGAAACTACGCGGACGCCCTGTAGGTTGCTGGGTTACAGACTTACCACAGCATTTACAGGCTGTGGGTTTTCCTTCTGATGGGGGACCGAAGGGGGAAGAGATAATACGGAAACCTTGTAAATCTTCCTTGTATAGCCGCGAAGCCGAACGCTCTGCGAATTCTTCTAGCAAACCTTGAAGGTCAACCATCGACAAGACGTTTGATCTCCCTCTCGAGGTACCAAATTGCCTTGCGCAAATCCTCTTCTACAGGTCCCTTCTCCCCGGCGCGCCATACGTATTTGATGGCATTACCTCGGTTGAAATTCATGTGCTCAACGATTTGGATGCACTCCACGCCGCTTGGGTGGGAGGTATAATGGGTGGGATGGTTGATTGGATCGTGCCATGTAGGAACCGGAGGAACGGTGCCGATGATTGCCATCTTCACCCGACCCCATACTAAACCGTTGCGCTTGTGATCTCCCTCATGATTGGGGGCAAGATTACACTGCGTTTTAGTGTCCGGGTGCAATTCATTGCAATGGTATTTCATTTCCTCACCGTTACCTGTCCGCGAAGTTCCCAACGTACGCCCGGGATTTCTTGAGGGGGGTTATGAACTGTATCGGCGTACCAACCCCGCGCCCTGATCTTGTCCAGGTCGGGCGAGCAGAGCTCTCGAGGTACAGCGTCAGGGTCCGTCACGATAGGGTCCCAAACCGCTTTAACGCTCACCCCTTGCGCGGAGGGTACCTCCGGCACGATGGCCGTAGGGACGACGCCTTGTGACGCCAGGGCGGCGCTCTCAGCCATGACCGACGCGGCGAGCCTCTGTTGACCCAACGTGTAGTCCGCCAAGCCTTTCTTAAGGGTGCGTTCGATATCCTCCAAAGCGTCTAGAGCCGGACGGAACAATTTGTCGATCCCGTTCTTCACCCTGAGAAGGGGTTGCGTCAATTCTTTGCGCTTGTCGTCCAAGCGGCGGAAGTTCGCCTTAGCGAGTTTGACGGTTTCCGATGCTTGGGCGAAATCAACATCCGTAGCGATATTCCAATTACGGATTTGCTGCGCGGCCTGAGCGTAGGTAGAAGATTCCGATTCTACTTCTACGATAATTGCTTGGTCAATTTGCATAGAATCCTTTGCGCGTGCTCTTCATTGTCGGCGCATACGACCCAAACTGTAGATACCCCGAGGGCGAGCCATTGGAACATGTCAGCGTCCGTCAAGAGGTAGACACCCATATCTGATACCCAGAAGAACGGACGTAGGACAGGCGAACCTCGTTTACTCACAAAGCTCTTGTACGCTGACAACCCCGTCCGTCGCATCGGAGATTAGACGAGCTTTCTGGTAGAGACTCAATTTCATTCCGTTCGCACATGACATGAGCGTTGTTCGCGAGATATACCCTCCGTAAGACCGGATGCGCTCTTGAACCAGGCGGAGCAAGTTCTCTTGGGTCTCCCCGGTCTCGTGCATTCGGCGGGTAATGTAGTCGGGGAAATTCATTTGTGCGCCAGACATTCGGCAGCATCCCTAGAACCTGGATTGGGTTTCGGGCACTTAGGATCCCCGCATAGCCCGCAACGAGGTACACGCATACGAATATACGGATATTCAAAAACCGGAGATCCTGGACACGCACAATATTCTTCGTCTTGCTCGTCTTCGCGCTTATTACCGCAATCGCGGCAACTTCCACCTACGCTAAGATACCAACGATCACTAACATGACTAACACCAGCATTTTTCCTAAATAAGTCAGTAATCTGTTGCGGAGTAACTTTAGATCCGCTAAAGACTTTCTGTGATGGGTGCTGCCATTGCGTTTTGTTCCCCGCTTCGCGCCATAACCTCTCCCACTCTTCCACTCGACAAGTTACATCCTCAGTACCTCCCCCGGCACCATGAGTCAAACACCATTCAGTAATTTCAGGTGAGAGACCGAAGGCGCCTGGTCCGTCGTGGATAGAATATCCGTTTGGACGACAAGGATGTCCATTGAATTGATCAATACTAGAATAGGGTTTAACTTCGATATATAGACTATGATACGGATCACAGTCTGAATGCCCGCAATAATAGCTAATCAAAAAATCCGGAGTCCAGCCTACAAAATCGATAGGCTCATATTCCCATTTCCAACCGGCCAGATCAAAGAACGCGGCCCACCTTGCTTCTAGGCGAGAACGGAATAACGTTCCACCATAATTGGTTGGATGTGCTTTAATGGTATAGTTGAATGTCATCGCCTAATCTTCCCCTGACAATTTACCTGCCAAATGATCAAGCGCCGACACGATGTCATCGTTCCCCGGACGAGAATTGAGCATAGTGGAGATCTCAAACAACATTACAGCAATTTCGTTGTCACGTTCTTTGATTGCGGCTTCAATGATGGCGCGGATTTCTACACGACTTTCTACTAAACACCCGTGCTGTTCGTGAATTTCAGCTAAAACCTTTTTGAATGCTTCGTCTGTCATCGCCTAATCTTCCACAAGCCGAGACCGATCGCGTCCACTACATTGTTTCGCTGACGTTTGGCGCAGCCGCAATGGTCCAAGAGGTATAACTCACCTTGCGTGAGTTTCGCTTCGACACGCTTGTTATGGATCGGTTTGGGAACTGAGCCCTTCCACGTCCTGGGTTCGACCATTTCCCACTTGATACCCCTGGCGTCGCACCATCCTTGGAGTTGTCCAGCCCTCTCGGCGAGGATAATCAAATCGTTGGCGTCCGTTCCCGGATAATGGGTCGGGCGTTCGATGATTGCGGTGTCGTCCTGATAGACTACAGATGGTGAGAATTGGTGGAATCGGCCGGGATGAATCAATCCGCACGCACGGAGGTAACCGCCGTCAAAACGACTCCAGCCCGTATCCGCCCCCGGATCAAATGCCCACAGGCTCACAGAGTCAACCCCTTTGCGCCCTTGGAATACCTCTTCATGGCCGCTACACTGACCTTGATCTTGACGTCAGGTAGCCATGGTTTCGCGGCGTCGATCATCGTCTTGCTTAGTAGGGGCGCCCATTCCTGCACGTAATCAGGGTGGACTTCCGTTACCAGCTCATCATGCACGAAATTCACGATGCGTGCCTTATTCTCCCGATAACAGAGTTTCATTACCTCCCATCCGGCGGCTTTCGCGATGTCCGCTCCCAAGCCTTGGAAGAACGAATTACACGCCGCCGTATAACTTGGTCCGCCTCGGTATCGTCCGCTGAATAGTTGGATGATATACCCCTGGGATTTGGTCATCTGATCGATTAGTTGGAAGTAATCCCTCATCTCAGGCAGGATGCGGAACCAGGTATTCTTTAGTGCCTTAGCCTCATCCACCGTCAAAGTGACGTTGTAAGTCTGTTTAGCGAAATGAACCAATGCATTGGCGCCCAGTCCACCGGGGAAACCGAAGTTGGCCACCTTGCCCGTCTGTCGGGCATCGTCAATCATTTTGGCGTAGGCAGGATCATCCTTGTACGCCTTGCATTGCTCGTAGGACCATCCGAGGATGTCCGCCGCGACCATCATATGCGGGTCCTTATCCGCGTTCAGGATGTCCGCCAGAGAAGAGCGACCTAGCAGGGTGACGCACGTCTGCGCTAGAGTGCACAACTCCAATCCGCCGTAGTCCGCCGCGACGTACACCAATCCCTCTCGAGGGACGAAGCACTCACGAACACCTACGCAATTCTCGCATCGGGCGTCAAACGCCTTGTGTTCCTTACAGGGGAAACCATCGCGCCTTTTGTTCTGCACGTTGGGTGCAGAGGATGACGTGCGTCCCGTTTCTAGGATGGTATCGAAGCGACTATGGATCGGCGCGTTGACGCCCTCCCATAGGGGATGCTTTTTCTTGTTGCCGGAGCGGTCCAAGTCCCCTGAGAGCAACGTATTCAGTCGCCCGAAAGCAGAGTATTGAGCGAGCAACGCGTCGCCGCTGGTTAGACAGGTCTCGCGGTCGCATTCTACGTTGCCCTTGGGGGTCAAGGGAATCTCGCGACCCGTGGAACTGTAGGCCCACGCAACCCGTTCGGCGACTACCTTAATGTTTTTGACGAGTCCTTTTCGCTCTCGCCTTAGCAAACCTTGGGTGAGAAGGTCCGCCGCCAAGATGTTATGCTCCTCGCGAACCCTGCTTTCGAGTCGTTCGATAGCCTTCAAGTCTGTGCGTAACCCCCATACGGCCATGAGCTGAATCCAAAACGCGGCGCGGGCTTGACGGTATTGGTCCTGTAGGAACGTGCTTTGGGATTCTTGCGCTTGCCACACTTGTTGCGTCGCCCTCGCATCGTCGCGTGCGTAGTGATAAAATGAGGGATGCCATTGAGAGATCGGTACGTCCCAAAGCTCTTGATAGCGTAACCTGACGCTCGACTTGTCCAACTGGATACCACACAGGCGCCGAGCCACGCCGTCCAGGGAATAGGACACCTTGATCGCTTTGCCGTTCTCGTCTTCATAGGACCTAATACCGGCCGCGACGTCCAGAAGCTTCTGCCTCAACATCGTATCAGTCACTAGGTCACGCTCGTACGCGTCCACTAGAATCGGCCACATACCCGGATCGGTCGCACACATAACGGCGGCATCGTAGGCGAAATGATGGCCCACGATGCCGCCGGGAATGAGCTCGCACACTTTCGCTTGCCAGGCATCCGTACGATGCAAAACCCCGTCAGGCCAGGAGAGACACACCAACGGAGGGGCCATCATCCCAGGGCGGAAGAGAAGGGTTTCGGTGTCTACTGCCGTGGTCAGGTGTCAAGCTCCCATGCATTGGTCGCAGGGTTGAGCCTGTATCCGTTGGCGCGTTGCCATCCTGCCGTAGGGTTGACCGGAGGTGCGGGCGGAGGGGGCGGGCGTTGCACAGCACCCGCGGGCGGATTCCAAGCCGGAGCGCCAGGCGGAGCCCATGCGCCGTTGGGCGGAGGGACGGGCGGCGGAGCCTGGTACGCCGGCCACGCGGCTTGTTGCGGCACTTGCGCGAACGCGGGAACCGGTCGGGCCAGCAATTCTTTCCAATCAGGCGTCTTATACCCATCGTTCAAATCGAGCACGTAGGGCGCCCAATCATGCGCCGTGAAGTTGTTTCCCCGGTTCGGACCGGATTGGATGATCTTGTAACGCGTCCCTACGTGCGCGCGGAGTCCACCCAAGAGGTTTTCCGCGCTGACTACTCGCCGCGCGAATGCGGACAGGTATTGATTGAACTGTTGTCCGTCAGGTGAGTTGACGTCAATTCCGAAGATGCCGCAATAGAATTGCTTCAAGTTAGGAAGGAACGTATTTTGATTTTGCATCTTGAGATAGAACGTTCCGGAGGTGCCGACTGGACTCGGGTCGATCGCTGCATACTCCGGCTCAACGCGCTTTTGAGCGGTCAAGATTTGCATTTCTGAGATGAAACCATCGCCGCTCTTCTGCGTTGTCTTGGTGAATACCTTATCAATCAGGACATCGTAATGCCCCGGATTGAGGTACGTTCCGAATTCGAATACCGGTGCGCCCGGCAGTCCGTCCCAAATGTCGCCCATGGTTGATCTCCTTAAAATGATCTGTGCTGTGCTTCTCTATGCTAAACTTCGCTCCGCGACGCTCGGCTAAACTGAGCAGGGCTGAGCATGGCTTCACTATGCTTTCGGGCGAATGCCAGGGCTTGCACCTGTATACCCCTAACGGGACATTCGCTTTTCTGAGCTGAGCTCTACTGCGCTACGCTTTGCTCTGCTACGCTACAGTGTTCTCTGCTGAGCTTAACTCGGCTCTACTGCGCTACGCCGCTTTCGCGGTTTGATCCTTCCAAAGGGTTACGACGAACGTTCCGAAAGGGCCACACTTGGCTGGCCGGAATGCTCCAATTCCGATAGTCTCTCCCATTTCGTTCAGAAGCTTTTCAATGAACGGGACAGGGACGATCTTGTCATTCACCCTAAGGGAGAATGACAGGGCCCATTCATCGAAACGCGGGCGATGCCTGGTAATGGCGCCCTTCGTTGCAGGGATGACAACGCGCCTTGAGTCTACCTCGAAAGACTCAATAGGTGTCACAGTCCCGGGCAAAACGAGCAATGCGAATTCCCCTACCGGAATCACAGAGCCCATAACGGCGAACTTTGCCGACTTGCGCGAACCGGTAAGCTTGTGATTGCTCCCGGCTTCCGAGATCCCCCGGATGATGGCAGCAAGCGGGAATCCGTATCCGTCAGGTCCCTTATATGCGTAGGACTCCGCTTCCTCTCGCGGGAGTTTCTTCTCTTGCAACGTGCGGCGGGTGCTCTTTTCTTGCTCGGCGGATTCGTTCCACCTACAGCAGAGAAGTGGAGTCGTACCTTGAATTGTGACATCAATCGTTTTCATAAAGGTCCTTTGCTTTGCTGCGGTACGCTGCGCTACGCGTGGCTTCGCACAGCTCAACTACGTTTTTTGCCACTGATATCCTGTAGGTTCTTCCCCTAATTGGGGAATACCGGTCATATCTGCCAATAGAATTTTTTGCTCAGCGCCCGTGGTTTCTAGGACATATCGGGCATCTTCCAAGGATTTCCAATATCCTCCGATATGCTCAATACATCCTAGGTGGACGTCAACCGAAACTTCATCCGCTTCCTGTCCAAACCTATGAGTCCGTCCTAGAATTTGTTCGGTTTGCATTCCGTTGGGCGGAAAGCCCAGGAAGTAATTTCGAGAATGATTTTGCAGGTTGAAACCTTCGCCGAGACTCTGCATTGATGCGATGAAACTCTCTCCTTTCTCCCGGCTCATGACGTGGCGCCCCCATTGGTCAACGCCACCTTTACCATAGTAACTTAGGCAAGCTCGCTTGGCAAGCTTTTCTGCCGTTGCAATGTGCTCGCACCAAATAATTGATGAGGGGTTGCTGCATAGCCAATACTCCACCAATTGGAGCGCAGATTCATCGACCCAAACCGGGACGGTGACGGGCTCGAAAGTCGGTTGGATCTTGCGCCACGCTTCGAGCGCCGCGAGTCCGTCAGGGTAATGATCGGGGTGCGTGTCCAGGTGTTGACGTACCTGCTTTTCGGAATCTAGTTGCCGGCGATTGTTGGATAGGATCCATCGACACCATGCGGCCCATTGTCGACGAACGTACAACCATTCTTCAGGGGGCCGATTCCCCTTGTCATCTACCATCTTGTAGAAGAACCCA